TTCACTTGACATAATATTTCTCCTTATTGTTTATAATATAACACAATTACCTAGTAAAGGCAATGTTATTTCTTTTCAAAGCCAACTTTAGTCTTTTTACCGTCTTTTTCTACCGGTTTCAATCGTTTACTTAATACAAATGTTCTATTAGAGTTGACACTAATATTCATTAATCGCATTAAATCTCTGTTTACTAATAAGTCTGAACCTGATCTTGGTCTTTGATCTAAACCTACTTCTATATCTTTATACGTGAAACCATTAAATGTAATATCCAAAAGAATTGTTGGTCGTGTTTCAGATGGCTCTTCTCCCTCAGCATTTGCTCTGAATACTTTACTTGTACCGTGTCTAGGTTTAGTAAAAGTTTTACCATTGTATTTCCATTTAACAATCTTACCATCTTCTAAAATTTTATCGGCGTGTAAAGCACAGGCCTTTGAACCGTTACCTGTATCAAACTTACATCTTACTTTACCTACTTCATCTAAATCTACCGTTTCTAACCAACCACATTCTATAAGTGATTGTCTATCCCAATGAGCTCTGTCTTTTACCCAATCTATTACGTTTGACATCATTTCTTCGCCATCTATTCTACCAGATGGTTCTGAATCTGAATAATAATCTTTGTGTTGGTAACCCTCGTAATCAGCACCTGATCCTGGACTACCATTAATTTCTAATAGATATGGTTTACCTTTGTGTATAATGTGGTCAACGCCAACCATATATGCTCTGGATACTCTAGCCGCTTTTAATACTATTTCTTTTTCTTCTTTACTTAAAATGTATGGCTCTGCCTCAGCACCTCTGTGTGTGTTAGACCTAAAGTCATAACTACTATGAGTTCTCTTTGTACTAGCAAATATTTTATTGTCAATACAAAAAGTTCTTACATCAAAATCACTAGGCATATATTCTTGTATTAAAAGTTCAGCTTCTAATTTCCACATTGCCTGTACAGTAGCCACAAGGCCTTCGTAACTTTCTATTTTGATAACGCCTACGCCTTGTGTTCCTGTTAATGTCTTTAGAATAATTGGAAATTTAGCACCAATCATATCTAAAGCAGTTTTAATATTGCTTTCGTTTGAAATGTATGCTGTTCTTGGTGTTGGAAGGCCATACTTTTCAAATAGTAAAGCTGTTGTTAATTTATTGTCACAAGTTAGCATAGACGCTCTTGTGTTCATCATAAATGCTTGTGAGTTTTGAAAAGCAGATATAATAGATAATCCTGCCTCATCTTCTAAAGCACCACCTCTAACTATACAAACGGTATCTCTACCTGTAAAAGTGTGTTCAGCTTGTTTACCATCATAGTTGTAAACAGTTAAAGTGTTTTTGTCTTCGTCTTTTTGAGTTATGATTGTAGATTTAGTATTTACAATAATACATTTAATGCCTTTTTTCTTACACGCTTTAGTTATAAGATCAGCAGTTGTATTTTCTTTAGGATCTTTTGAATCTGCTACTGTAACAATAGCTACGGTCATAGGTTTATCTTTACGACCTATATCTGTTTCTGTAATAAATTCTTTAAACTTTGGTACTTCCATTGTCGCTATCTTTTACATCCTCTTTTTTTTCTTCAACCTTTTTACCTATATTATATTTAGCTGATAGCGTCCACTCTTTTTTCTCTTTAAATGGTAATACTTTAATTTGACTTAATGGCGCCTTGTTTTCAACATTTGTTTTTTCAACTATATCAATTAAGTTCCAATCTTGTAATAAGATTGCTATTGTATTTCTTCTTTGAATATCGTTCTCAACTAATGTGGCCTTTTTGCCATCTAAAGCAAATAGTTCTTTAAAATGTGTTATAAAGTATTTACCTTGTTTGTGTAAAATATGACAAGATTGATATAGTGTTTTATCTTTTCTGGATGCTACACCGATTCTTGTTAAAGTTTCTCTAACTTTTAGGAAGTCGTCTGGCTGTTTGATTGTTACTTCTAACATACTTTCTGGCGACCATTGTATTTCTTGTTCACTCATTTTCTTTTTCTCCCGCCCTTATTCAAGGACAATTTAATTTCTTCAATTTGTTTGTCGTTTAGTATGTTGAGAGCTTGTTTAGCTTTCTCATTACTATATCCATAATAATTTTTTACATACTCTAAATTCTTCAATTTGGTAGATGATAACCATTTACCGCCAAATCGTTTTCTCTTTCGGATACTATTTATCAAAAAATGAAATTGTATCCTCTTTGGAAGAAAGTGAAATCCGTTAATCTCATTAGCCTGAGCAATACAATCATAATGCATTGATAGGCATTTGTTAATTATATAGGGTGGGTACTTCTTTTCCCACACTATATCGTCTGTATCTAATAACTTCTCTTTACTAAAATTAATAGCGTTGAGATAATCTTTCAATTCGTACATTATTTTCTTTTATGTTTAGTGTGTCCTTTGTGACTACCCATATAGTAGTCTCCTGGTTCATAGTCCCAAACTTTACCGTGATGACCTCTAAAGTCGGCCCACCACATTCTTATCTTAACTACAACTACTCTAAACAGCGTTTTTCTTGCCATTACTATTCCTTTTAAAACTTCCCTTACCTTTTTTGGGCTTCACCACTTTTGCTTTGTACTTTGGCGATCTCAATTCAAGTGCTATTGGGTTTCTCTTTTTCATATTTAGTTTATTTGAATTTACAACTAGCCATTATTTCTGTAAGACAAGCAACCATATTGATTTCTTGGTCAGCTACAAAAGCAGACTTATATTGATAACCAGCTAGTATTAGTATAGCTTGAGGAACAGACTTTGTATCTAAACTAGAATATAGAGAATCATAGATGGTTTTAAATAGATGAGAAGGCTCTTTATCTAGGTTTTGAACCACCCATTTTCTCATATCATTAAATCTTTTTTCTTTTAATGACGTTGTGAGTTCTTTTATATTCTCATTTGACATACTGAACAAGATACCACTATCAATCTTACCTCTAACAGAATATCTTTGTAGTTCATTTAATATTCTTCTAAAGTCTGGATAGTGTTTTTGTATTAGTTCAGATAAGACTTTCTTTTCAAAGTCAATCTTTTCATCTTTTAAAATACCTTCAACTCGTTTCATAAAGGCCATTGCCGTCTTTACTTTCTGACCATTTGTGATAGAAAAGTTAATTACGGTACAACGACTATGTAAAGCTGGTATAATCTTGTTTACAAAATTACAAGTAAATATAAATCTACAATTTTTATAAAATGTTTCTATAAAGTTTCTTAAAGCAGGTTGAACACTATCAGCGTTCATATAATCTGCCTCGTCTATTATAACAACTTTATGATTAGATTCTTCGGTAAGAGATACCGTTGAGGCAAAGTTTTTAACTTGATGTCTTAATGTATCAATATGACGGCCCTCGTCTGAACCATTAATGATAATATAATCAGCACCAATTTCCTCACATAAGGCCTTTGCTACGGTAGTTTTACCAATACCAGCGCTACCAGATAATAGTAGATTAGGTATTTCTTTTTGTTTAATGAAGTTAGTAAATGTTTCTTTTAAGTCTTGTGTAAGAATACACTCACTAATTTTCTTAGGACGGTATTTTTCAACCCATAAAAAATCAGACATTACAACCTCCCTTAAAATTCAGAGTCGGGTTCTAATGCTATCCAATATTGTATAGGTTTGTTTCTATTAACAAAATGACTTATCTTTTGTTTAGAAATAGCAACATCATAATCATCTGATACCATTTTAAAGTTTTCTGCTTTAAAGTAAGCATTAAACTTCTTATCAGATTCACCAACAGATATTGAATAATCATTTGATGATTTATTCTTTTTATCTGTAGCAACCAATGTAATTGATTTACCATCACCTTTTACAGCAACGTCTGGTAGATTTAATGTTGTAACACCTTTTTGAAGTTTGGCAAAGTCATCTTTTTTTAAAGTAAAAGTAACTTCTTTATCTGGCATTGTGATGTTTTTAGTAGGCGCCACAATAACAGACTTGTCAGCAAAAAAGTATTTAATTGATTGTTTAGAATTGTTATCAGCAATCTGTACATTTGAACCACCGTTAAAATTAAGAGAAGGCTTTTGAAATAACTCAACTGCTCTTAAAAATTCTGGTAGATCATATATAGCAAATTCGCTATCAAACTTTTCTGATATTTCAGCTTCTGCTAAAATATTTTTCATTGTTGAGATTGTTTGTACTTTATTTCCTGGCTTAACCAAAATGTTTTGATTAATGTCAGAGAAGTTTTTTAGTACAGCAACCGTATCACTTGATAGATTCATAATTTAATCACCTCTTTCATATTATATAGTAATTTAACATATTGTAGTTTATTTGTCAATGCTGTTAAGCATTGTTTCTGGATCAGAAACTTCGTAAGGGTCATTGTCATCTGAAAAGTTGTTAAATCCAGGTTCTTCGTTTAATATTTCAACAACACCATCATTGATTAATGCCGAATATCTCCAACTTCTCATACCAAACCCTTGTTTAGGTTTAGCAACTAACATACCCATATTGCTTGTAAATGTACCACAACCATCTGGTATCATTTTAACATTTTTAATACCTAGGTCTCTAGCCCAAGCATTCATAACAAAGGCGTCATTTACTGATATACAATAAACATCATCAATGCCTTTGTCTTTAAATTTATTATACATTTCGTCATAGAAAGGTAATTGTTGGCCTGAACAAGTTGGTGTAAAAGCACCAGGTAGACTAAACAATACTACCTTTTTATCTTTAAATAACTCGTCTGTTGATACATCTTTCCATTCGCCACCGATAAATGTACAACCACCTTTTTCCTCTGAATCACCTACTCTAAATTTAAATGTGTGATTTTTAACTCTCATATTCATAATATATTTCCTTTAATTTTGGAGCGGCTAAGAGGTAACGCTCCTCTGTCTGTGAGTTGGTAACCCACCGTAATACTTTTATACGATAGCCGCATTATGTAATATATCACATTGTTGTTTTAAAGTCAATGCTGGAGTTCTTTGACTTTTAAATTATTTGCCGTTTGTGTATTTACCATTTGGCATAATTCTTCAAACAACATAATATTATTACTAAATCTTTTTTGATCCATCATTCTTTGTGCCTGTCTATTTCCTATTGGCGCCAATCTATCTATTACACCTTGTTCTAAAGTCTGTAATAATAGTTTTAAATCTGTATCAACAAGTGTTAAATATTCTTTATCAAATAGGTTATGATATGGAAAAGAAGTTAATCCTAACACATCAAATATATCTCTTACTTGTAAAAATCTAACTCTTAAATTATGTAACCATAAATCTTGTCTGCCATATCTCGTAAATTTATTATATAATAATTCACCAGCAGAGTGTGTTTCGTCATCACGGTTGTCGCCAGACGCTTGTTTAATTAATCTCATAATTCTAGTTCCGATACAAGCTTCAGACTCACCTGTATATAAATCTATATACTGGTCTTTAAATTTTACTTGAACGTGATATATACCAGTTAAATCTGTTTTTGTTATATATTGTTTCTGGTTTGATTCTTTAATAAACTTACAACCCATTTTACCATAGTAATCGCCTATAATATAAGGCTCTGATTTTAATAGTTTATTAGTAATACCATCTTTAATTATATCAATAGCCTGATAATTTTGTTTTAGTAATTCTTTTTGTATTTCTAAATTCATAATCTTAATATATCACAATTTATTCTAAAGTCAATGCTGGTTGATAGTTGGTAATTAATATTTCTTTACCTTTACCAGCACCCTTGTTTTTACTAGCATTTTGTTTATTAAACTCTTTTTCAATCCAAAAATATTCGTGTTTTGGAAACCAAGTCTCTAACTCTGGAAAGTCATAATAAGATAAAACAAACTTACCTTTTATACTTTTTAGTTTTTTCGCCAAGTCTTTATGTTGGTGTCTTTGAAAATCTTGTACATAGTAATCTTCCATTTTATAATATGGTGGATCACAATAGAATAGTGTATCATCATTGTCNTACATATCAATAATGGTCTCAAATGATTCGTTATGTACTTGTGTGATACCTTGAATAAAATATAACCATTTCTTATTAGAAATCTTATCTATAAAATGTTGATACTTTGATTTATATTTACCTTTTAAATCTACAAATTTTGTTTTCTCGTTTAGTGTATCACCACTAAAACTTTGAGATTGTAAGTAAATATATTTTGTGGCTCTCTCTACATCACCTAATTCAAAATCAGTATTGAAAGGTGTTAAATCAGATATAAACTGATCAAATAATTCTCTCTTTTGTGGTTCGTGTGATAATAGTTCTTTCAAAAATGCTCTATCTTTATGTCTAGCACAATAAAATATATTTGCTATATCTTTATTGAAGTCATTATAGACATTTATATGAGCTTGATCTATTTGATGATTGGCCACGAAGTAGACCCAATAAGCACCACCAAAAGGCTCAACATAAGTTTTATGTTGTGGAAACTGTGAAGCAATCCACTTTGCCTGAAATTTTTTACCACCTAGATAACTAAACATAATATCATTATATAACAAAAAAGGCGGAAAGTCAATGCTCTCCGCCCTTTAGGATTAATCTATTTTACCTCAATACTTCTAGCTTTTTTGTGGTCTGGAATAATTCTTTCCATTGACACTACTAAAAGACCATCTTTTAACTCAGCACCTTTGATTTCCACATCATCAGCGATAGTAAAAGATTTACTAAAGTTTCTTTTGGCAATACCTTTATGAAGTACGCCGTCATTATCCTCAACCTCTTTTGTATCTTTGTCTTTTACAGACTTCACGGTTAGGACACTATTCTCAAAAGACACATCTATGTCCTTCTTACCATAGCCAGCAAGGGCAACCTGAATATCATAGGTATACTTACCTGTCTTAATGATATTGTAAGGTGGATAGTTAGGAACACTTGTAAAATCTGTATCTAACATATGTTCAAAATGATTGAACACATCATCAAATCCTACTGATAGTGGTCTTAATTGATTAAAAATTGAAATTGCTCTATTAGTCATTATAACTCCTTTTGTTAAGCAAGTTTATTTTAAGTACAACCCATTATGGCGTTGTACAAGTATTTATATAATCATTATTTTAATAATTACAAGTGGCTTTGATCAATTTCCAGGCCACCAATCTGGACTGCTTTGTTAAGGTCAAGCGTAACCTATAAATGGCAGTTTCTTTTGTCACGGAGTACAAACTGCCAAAGGTCACCGTTTTTGCGACACCGATAATTTCTTATCGTTGTTTTTTACGCCGTCAGGACTTACGAATAGCCTGACCATAATATATATACAACAAAAAATGGCGTAAAATTCTTAAAACTGGCCATAAATCCAAAGACCAAAAAAAACTGCTAATATGATTGTTTCATAACCCATTAGTAACCTCTAGTTCTCATTAATTTAGCCTTTTTTTTCTTAACATTTGCTATGCCCTCTTTTTTCTTCCTACGTTTTTTCTCGGAGGGTTTTTCAAAATATTGTCTGGCTTTTAGTTCTTTTAGAAAACCATCTTTTTGGAGTTTCTTTTTCATAACCCTTAAAGCTTGCTCTACATTACCGTTTCTTACTTGAATTGTAATACTCAATTTAATTTACCTCCTCTCCTAATGTGTAGTAAGTGGTGGAGGGCACTACCCCTCCACCTAGGACTACACTATGTTTGATAGATTTAGATAACATCTTCGTCATCCGACTCACTATCTTTGTCACTCTCTTTTTGAGCTTCTACGTCAGCTTTTCTCTGATCTTCTATAATGTCTTCGACACTAGCGCCAGAGTCAACCTTTGTATATAACTCAACAAAAGAATTTTTTGTATCATCATCAAATCTATTAGTACACATTTGAATCGCTTTCATCTTATTGTCAAAGATAGCAAACGCTTGTGTAATATGTACAAGTCTTCTAGTTGATATGATCTCATCAACACCACCATCAAAGTAAGTTTTTCTGATTACATCAGCCCAAGTTGTAAGTTTATCTACAAACTTGACATCTGATTTACCAGAAGCTTTTAAGGTATTGTTAAGTATTTTTTTCTCAATAGCAACACTTGGATATTTCTGTTCAAAAGTAACAGGAAATCTTTCCAAAAATGCCTCGTTAAGAACATTGGTACCGATAAACTTACCGTCATCTGAACCTTGCCCTTTAGTATTAGCAGTCGCTATCACATTGAAACCTTGAGCTGGTTTTA